TCTATCAATCCCCCAACTAATGTATAAAGCCAAGTCATCTTTTCAACCTTTATCAGAGTACATACTAGATCCGCATTTTATACAGATCACATCTTCAGACCCTTCAGGCCATTCTTCTGAATGTTCGCAATCGTTACAATGATAGATCATCTTTTCCCCTTTTGCCTATCATATCATTTTCTGAAAGGATCCGCCTACGATCACCCAGCTAGGAAGAATCAGAGAAAAATAGCCTTATTTGGCCTTTTTTAGGGTTTAAATGTCGATTTCTAAGACATAGGCTCTAATATATGATATTATATATATAGAGTTAATGAAGAACTCAAAACCCCCAAACGGAGAAACAAAATGAAATATCAATATGAAATCTGGAAGACAGATCCTAATTCCTGGTGTCAGTCAACAGGAGAACCAGAAAAGATTAGACTGATCTCCAGACATAAACAGCTGCATAGAGCTGTTGCTTCTTTGATAAATCAATGTCGATATGATTATGCTGTTCTTTACATCAGAGGAGAGTTTCCAACAGAGGAGCAAAACCAGCAAATATATAATATTGCTATTGCATTGTCTGAAAGGGCATAGCAGCCCCTGACAGCAACAAGGCCCGGATAATCCGGGCCTTCCTTATTTTCTGAAAGGATCCGCCTACGATCACCCATCTAGTAAAAAGCAGAGAAAAATAGCCTTATTTGGGGTTTAAATGTCGATTTCTTAGATAAATGCTCTAATATATGATATTATGTATATAGAGTTAATGAACACTCTAAAACACCCAAACGGAGAAAAAATGACTATCAAGACAAATCCAGTAAAATCCACCGCCAAAGAAATCGAAGCTAGACTGGTTGCTCTTCGCTACTTGGTTCGCAAATCAGAAGCCTGGCTTGACGCTGGAAACTACGATCAAGATCTAATCAAAGCTCTTGATCTAGAATGGTGCTTCAAAATAGAAAGTCCCTTCATTGATATTTCAAAAGCATATATGCATGGAAAAGTTGGCCAAACGGCTATCAAGCTTGCTGAAGAAAGATGGGCTTATCGTGGAAACGATCAGAAGATCATTTCTATGAAGTCTGATCTGTCTGCTCTTCAGGCTGCTCTTCACAACTTGCCAGAAATCAAGATAGCTAAATGGGCTATGTACACAATCTAAATCAAAAGCTCCACCCGATCAGCCTCCTTAGATGGAGGCTTTTTTTTTGCTCTGCTTCTGCTTCTGTTCCTGCTATCTTATGCTCTTCTATCAGATAGCAGCCGTAGAATATTTTAAGAATGAATGATGATTCACTTTCTTGTATCAAATCCCAAGAGATCATCAATAATCGCCCATGATCAGAGTATAAGTAAACCTTTGCCAGTTGTTATGCTCGATCTGTTTTCGGCATAGCCACAAAACCCGGTCCATATTTTCGGGGCTGCTTAAAACAGTGCAGCCGGCTGAATATTGACCGATCGGTTCATCTGTTGTATCTCGCCAAGCTGATGATCTGTGAATGTTCACATGTATCACCCCACGATAGACCGGACCGCAGTCTTCAAAATCAAGGATCGAATCTTTGTTATCGTCGCGCCAATAATCCACCGGTTTCATTTGCCGGAGACATTCATGCTTACCCCGATGAAGGCCGATCGAATAGGCCCCTCTCATTTGCTGGGGATGCTTTACAATTGCCGTTCCTGATTTGCGACCATTCTTTAGCCAGTAGACGCCGGGATCGGTTGTACATGGAAAGCGCTCTTCTTTCCACTTGCCCCCAACTTTGTAACAAATCACCAGTTGATCATCATATCGGCCTGCTTCTCTGTTCTCCGATCTCACACCAATAATATTAAGGTCATAGTCAGCATCATCATCAAATACAGCAAACCCATATTTTCTTTCTAATATGTTAAGGATTTCAGGTCTTTTATTCATAGGGGCCTCGTCGGTAGTATGGCCAGCTCTAAAGTGCATCTTTGTTCCGATATGGCAAAATCAACACTTGTGACCATTGCTCTTTTGTTGGTGTATGTTCCTCCGCCCCACTCACTAATCCCATAAATCAAGCTTGAGGAGACTTCAACAATATCACCTGCGCAAAGTGTACAAAATTTCAGCTTTACATCTATCGTTATTAGCTCATGGTTGTATCCGTCCCAAGATTTCAACCTTTGCAGATCTGCATTGGCCATATCAGCAGGAACAACGCTTGTTCCCTTTTGCCTATATGCCCTGCTATTATCATATTGATGTATTGACTCAGCCGGTAATCCTTTTATTCTTGATGTTGTGATCGTTGTTGGGGTGCTGACTGAACTATAGGGAACAAATGTTGTTCCATCATACCAATTCTGATTAACGACAATAGATGAATTGGCATAATTGGTCTGGATGTTTGGGCTAAAAAAAGAATGATTTCCAATTCTTAGGATGTCATGATCTCGAATCTCAGCAACAACAATAGGGGTTTGAAAGCATCCAATCCCATAAGGATGAATTGCCGCCCGCCAAGAAACGGCCCCCTGCCTCCAGACTGGCCACTGACCACTGTTAGCTGAGATGGTTGTTAAGTGTCTGAACCCATCAGAGACAGATGAATCCAAAATCAGATCGTAGTGATACAAATTTCCGGTAGAAGTGCGAACATAATTTTTCATTGTGTCAGCATCAGCAAAATCGAAGATCTCATTTTCAAAACCTCCGCCTGCTGACCAGGTGAGAGGATAGGTATCATTTACACCATGTGAACCGGGTCCAGCTGGGTTATTGTCTCCCGTACTCTGCAAAATCTTAGCCATAATTCGCCATGGTGTTCCAAGAAGACGCGCGCAATTTGTTATTGTCGTATTTGAAGACCCGGCCAAAAGATTAGATGAAGAATTTGGACTTGGATATTTTGAGTTCGCTGAAGAAAGTGTAATCGTTCCGGCCGGGCTTGCTGTTGCTGCCGAGGATGTCCATTCTAGATAAAAAGTTTCACTTGCTGATAATTTGTCTACTTTGATAATTCCGTTAACAGCAGATTCTTTCTCAAAGAATCGATAGTCATTTACTAAGATGGTTGTACTTACACCATTCCAGGGAGCGCCGATCGTTGTTGTTCTTCCTGCGTTTGTGAACATTCTAAATTGTGGATACAAGCCAGAGGTAGCATGAACTGATCCAGTTATCACTGACGAGCTTGTTGTTTGAAAGGCAGAAAGAAGATCACGGAATCGAAAAGTGAACCGATCACGGCCTCCTGTTATATCATAAAGCTGTCCATATCCAATAAGTTCAAAAGCAGAGGAGGATCCCCCCCCTGTTAATTTGCATCTCAAAACAGCAAAAATACCCTTTGCTATTTGTGAAAGATACGGCCTAATATCCCCAACAACATCAACATCGAAGCCACCGAAAGAAACATTCCACCGTCCAGGAATAACCCTAGTTCCATATACTCTGGGGGATGAGTCTGCTATTTTTGCTGATCCTGTGTTGCTCGATATTATGAACCCACCTGGGAAGCTATCAGGAATGCTAAGAAATTCCAATTCATAGATCGGAGTGATGGAAGCTTTGCCGAGAAAGCTGACGAAATCAGAACTCCAGCCCATTATCTGAACCTTGACCAAAAGCGATCCATTTTTTCGCTGGCGATTTCAGCTGCTTGATTGACCCTAGGATCCGCATAACTATCAAGGGAAAACCGGCCTGCTGTGTCGGGAAGAGGACCAGTTACAGGAGAGTCCTGTATTAAACCCGGATCAAAAACTCGCCTTTCGCCTGGATGAAAAGCGAATAATGTCGAATAGTCCGGGACCAGTCGAAGGCTCAATGAAAAGTTTAAACCGTGCTCGTTTGAGATTATGTTTTTTCCAATATCTTCCTGTGGCCTCTTGAGAATGGGCCAATATCGATACCATCTCACAAACGGAGTGCTCGGATAAGAGAAATTAATCCTATCTGATGCTGTGATATATCCGCCTGTATTGAAATCAACATTCTGAACATCAATCTTCAATACTTCCTGTATCATTCCTGGAGGCTGGTTTTCTATGACCAAATATTGACCGTTAGCCGGTTCGACATTTGTTCCAGTGTAATGAGTAACAACAGAGAAAGGATTTGCTCCTACAAAAAAAGTGAAGTCTCCTCCGTTTGGAGTATTCAAAACCGGAGCTGCCCATGCTTTTGTGTGGTCTGTTGTGAAGCTGACAGAGAAGCCGCGATCAAGGTGATTTTGCAGAGCCAGAAATTTCACGGCTAAAGATTCTCCGCCTTTCATTCTGTCCCGCTGGATGTTGATGACTTCTCCATTCCTCCCAACTGACCGAAAGATAGATCCATCCATTCCCCTCCCATCAGAAGCATCAACATCCCAATCACTGAATAGCTCAGATAGGTTTTCTTCGAGGTCAATAATGACCTTATGATTTCCGGCCGGCTGTGGATAATAATAGAATCGTGCACTCATGATCAGCTCTCGTTGAATAATGGACTTGTTGAAGTTCCGAATAAGCGAAACTGTCTTTCTATTCTTCTCACTAGTTCGTCCACTGCATTTCTTTCAATGATGTCAGAATTGATCGTTATGTTGACTGGGCTTCTTGATCCCTCAAATGCTCGGCTTACGGATTGAGGCATTCCGCCCGACTGAGGAACAACAAACTCATTCCTATGCAAATAAGCAAGCCCTTCTCTGTTTCCTGTGAACATTCCTTTTGCTGCTGAACCAAGAAAACGACCGCCCGAAGCCATGAAGGGGGCGACAATTGCCTCTCCTGTTGTCGATGCTATTCTTCGTCTTCTTTCTTTTCGTCCTTCTCTATCTAACCAGATTGCTTCTTTGATTGCAATCAACAGGCCTTTCAAGGCTTTGAATATTAAACCCGGCAAACTGAGAACAGCCAAAACAATTTCTTTGGCAAATGTCATCAATATATTAGGCAGAACTTCGAGAAGGATACCAGGGAGCATCTTTAATCCCAACGCAAAAGCCCGGACTCTGTTCTGCATGTTTTCTTGTACTTGTTCTTGCCCTAATTGCTGTTGTTCTGCTATTTCAGCTGCTCTTTGCTCGATTTGTGGGGTTTGTCTTTCGAGCATTTTATCGGCTTGCTGCTGTGAGATTTGCCCACTTTCAACCATTGATCGAAGCTTTTCCCTTCTTCTTTCAATCATTTTCCCGGCAAGTTCATCCGCCTCCTGGACAGCAACACCGCCAAGACGTGCGATTGCTCCCATTAGCTTGACTATGATCTTGATTATTTTGGCTTGTAAACTTGAACCAAATTGCTTTGCAACCTCTTCAAGTGCAGCACCCAAAAGTCCAATTGTATCACCTGAAGCAATAGAAGATACGGACTCATTAAGTGCATTTGCTGTTCCGATAATCCTGTCTTCAACTTGTTTAATGACTTCATTTATTGGGTCCACAATGTCAACAAATACCGACTCAAAAGAAGAGGCCATTTTGTCAGCAACACGATCAAGTCCTGAAACAAAGCGATTCAATTGTTTTTGTGCTTCATCAAAGGCGGACTTTGCTGCTTTTGCTGCATCTTCAGACTTTGATATGACAGTCCCTGTTTTGTTGCCTGTGTTGATTAGTTTATCCAGAAGGGTATCAAACTCAACGCCAAACTTTTCCATTTGTGAGAAGGTTGTAATTTGTAATTTGGGCTGTTCTTCATTTAGTGCTTTTATCTTTTCCTGAAAAAAGGCTATTGATTTTGCTGTTCTTTGTTCCAGATCTGTAAGCCCAAAAGCAGAGAAAAGCTTTGCGAAAGTTTGAGATATTGTAAGCGAAAAAGCATGAATAGCCCTTTCTACAAAGTTGAATGCCCTGGAGAACAACGAAGGAATATTGGTTGCAAGATCCTCAATCAAAGCGCCAAGACCAACAATAGAAAGAGCGGCAAATTTTACAGGTATAAGAAAACCTTTTTCTCCGAAAACCATAGCAAAAGACTGTCCAAACTTATCAACAACAATATTCAATGCTGCTATTGCCTGCTGAAATTGAGCCGCTTGCAGTGTTGCTTTTTCTCCTGTATCAACACCAAACTTTTCAGTGAAACTAAGAAATGTCTTTAGACCTTCGGTTTGCCCGAAAGCTTGAAGCATGTTTCCAGCTTGTCTTCCAAAGAGATCAGCCGCTAAAGTCGCCCGCTCTGTTTCATTTCCTATTTTTTGGAGCTCGGTAACAAGATCAGCAAATACATCGTCTGATTTTCTTAGGCTGCCTGTCAACGGATCAAAAGCATCCACTTTCAATTTCTTCGCTGCTTCAGTTGATTTCCCGATTCCTCTGGCTAGCTCAGACATCAATTTGGGCATTTTATCTACCAATTGCTGGACTGTCTCTGCTGACTGGCCTGAAGCCATAAAGGACAACTGTAGAGCAAGAATTGATTTGCTCGCCATTCCTGATCGGGTCGCCAAATCGTTAAGTGTGTTGACAATATCGCTAGACTTTTGCGCGAACATTGTCAACGCTCCAACGCCGGCAACCAGAGCGGCTGATGCTATGCCTATTCCTGCAGCCATTCCGGCAGAAGCTTTTGCCATATTTGCAAAGGCCTTCTCTGTTCTTTTGCTTTCCTTCTGGGTTTTGCCCATTTCTTTCGAGGCTTTTTCTGCTTCCTTCCCAACTTTCTGCAGGCTTTTGGAAGCCTTATCAACTATTGACAGGACATATCGTACAACATTATCAGCCATAATTGGAGCCCTATAAAATATCAACCAAATCAGAAATAGGAATTGTTGGGAACAACATAGCCTTTTTTCCGCCTGCTTTCATAGCCCTCTTCATTCTGACAGATCGGGACCATATGCAGCGACAGCAGATCAACAGGTCGGACCAATCAAGCTTTGCAACCTCTGAGGGCAAACAGCCGTATGTTCTGGATATGATATCATATAAATATATTAAGTTTTCATCACGATCGAAAACTGGCTAACCGCTTTGCGGCCTCCTCATGTCCTGACATAGCACGATCCACAATTGCCTTTCGGTCTTCTGGTTTGAGAAGACCGATCCAGAGTCTATCAAGATCTGGGGCTTGCTCCTCTTCTGTCAAAACAAGATGAAGCTTTGACCAGGTTTTTCCGTCATCTGTTGAGCCCATCTTTATACACTTGCTGATTATTCGATCCTGATGCTCCGAGAATTGAAGAAGGGTTTCAGGTTGGATTTCTTCCATGATTTCCAACAGCTTAGCCCAGTTTTCTTCGTTCATGTTTTCGATGTCATTCAAAGCAGAAAAGTCTGGCATCTTTTGTTTCACTCTTCCCGGAAAGAGTTGAGCAGCCAACATGCCCGAAGTAATACCCAGGGCTTCAGATTCCTGTGGTGAGAGAATACGGCCTTGAACCTTCAAAGCCCCATCAAAAATATCAATTTCAAAGCGGCTTTGTTCTGCCACTTTCTTCAAAAAATCCTTCATTCATTGCCTCTTTGAATTTAGGTGATTTAATTAGCTATACCTGATGCGTCTTGGTTAACAATAACAATATCAAAAGCCGGATTCCCTCCGCCGGACAGACCCTGCCAGGTACATGTTCTTTCTATACGTCCCACCGTATTGATGCTATCGTCATAGTCGATTACAACTGCGTTGTACAAGCGAAGTCGAAATGTATCTCCATCGCTATTTGTGAATGTGATATCAACAGTTCCTTGAGTGCCAACAATTTGAGCGTTGTAAAGATTATTATCTTCAAGATCCAGAGTTGTTGATAGGGTTACTTCTCTGATGTCTGTTATCAACGGTTCAGCCGTAAGCTTTGAGCCAAGAAGGTTTCTTCTGTCTATCTTATTATCCAGGGTAAATTCTAAAGACCTCAAAGAATAGTTCACAGCATTAAAGTTCAACTGACCGGCTTCATAGTGCAACACTTGACGACCGTCTCCAAATGATGGACTGACAGATCCTGATCTTGTTGTTGCTGTCTCAGCTACAATATCAAAACTGGCTGTCATTTCTCCGCCTGCTTCAACTGACAAAGCCATAGAAGAAATAATACATCCCTCAAAGTTCTCAACTTGAGAATTTCCTCTTTGAAGCTGAATTTCTAAGCTAGGAAGAGCGGTTATTGGTGTATAGGTATGGGTATATGGCGCTGGTCCCGCGCTGGATGAAACGCTGCCGACCGCTGCTTTGATGAGCATTCCTGTTCCTTCATAATAAACAGGAAGCTCAATAGTACCTCCTGTAAGTTCCATCCCATCAAAGAAGCCCTCACTGAAAGCGGCTGCCGAGGTTGACAAAAAAGTGGTTTGATTCCTTTCTTGCTTTCTTTGTAATGAAGTTGAAATAATACGATTTGAAACAGGGGTTGAAGCCCCTCCTGCTCCCCAGCTGCTTTCTTCTCCAAGCTTTATAAATGAATTTCTTCCAAGTACAACAGGCATTTTTTAGTCCTCTATGGCAAAAGATCTCTGACTTTGATCATAGTTCTTAGTGATATTATTTGGCTGGTAGTTGTAACTATTTTACACTCTAATGTGTAATCTGTATTATTTGATCCGCCTTTTGATCGAACCTTAATCCAGCCAGGCAGAAAACGCGTTTCGATTTCATCATATCGCCCAGCATCGTCAACCCCTGAAGAGTCCAGACTTCGGATTTGTACAAAGTCCACATCCTCAAATCCGTCTCTTTGGTTGTATGTGCTTCCTCTTTTGGACAATAATCCTTTTGTCGAAAACCAAACATCAACTTCTTCATTGGTTGCTTTTGAAAAGCTGGTTTGTGGGGCTTCTGATGTCGCCCGGCTCGGTAGGCTTTGAACTATCCGCCCAGTAGGCATTCCTAAGAAAATATTGCCGGCTTTGATTGATCCGATTGCGAACGGAGTTGCTTGATCTGTTGCTGATGTATTGAACCAATATATATAACAAAGTAGATTAGCATCTAATGAATTGACAGGAACATTATCTAATTGCAGAGTCAAAGTTTTTGTTGCATAAGTAGATCCCGCCTTCCTTTGAAAAGGGATCAAGTTTCCAAATCTGTCAACAGGAACAACATCAAACATATTAGAATTGCAATTGCTCCAAAAGTCGTCCCAGTCGGAAGGGATAGGTATCTCAACGTCCACATTTCCTGTTCCCCCTCCGCCTCCCAGATTGCTAATTGCAACAGGCCAACGCATTTTCCAGTTAGTATTATACCAGTTTCCCGCCATGCTTCAAACTCCTGTTGCGCTCTGAAATTGGACTTCGACTCTAATATACCCGATCCCAACTCCGCTAACTCCATAACGATCGCCGTCAAGAGAAAGAAAAGAGCATTTGATATCATCAATCAGCCCGAATAATCCAAGCGTGCGATCGTTGGTCAAAGCTTTTATGCAGTCGCTAACAAGATTCAAACTATTATCTGATCGCTCTGCTACACTGGACCCGGCAGCAAAAGCATAAATCTCAAAGATTGCATTTGTTGAGAACCGGCCCATAGTTGGACCGTAATCTTCAAGGGCATCAGAGAAATGAACACAGGCAAAAGGAACAGAAGGAGGATCTGAGACTGAACCTCTGACAACAAGATTAGACAGGTCAAGCCCTGAAAACCCGGCCGCATAGTTTACAGCAATCAGCTCAGAAAGCTTTTTGTGGATTTGGACTATTGTAGCATCTGCCATAAATCACCGAGCAAAAGCTTTTTGTATTAGCTTTTCTGTTGCCTTTTGAAAGGCCGGCAATTCTTTGTCTATGGCTCTCTTTATGTACAGTCTTGGCTTCATCCTTGATGTACCAAACTCAACATATTCAGCATAGTGGGCGACATCAAGATCGGGAAATATATAAATATTGTGCTTCCCGTCACTTTCTACATCCACATCTGCCTGAATGGATTCTATCAAAGTCCCTGTTCTTCTTTTCGGGTAGATATGAGCATTTTTGATAGCTTGATTCTTCATCTTGTTGGCTGTACGCTTAGCAAGCCGATCCAGTGAGCTATTAAATTTTCTATCTGATCTTGCCAAATCCTGAGCCATTTGTTCAAAAGTGATCGCCATCATAACACCATGAAAGGGTTCATGAATGGCTTCACAAGTTCCCTGACCTCTGTAGGCATTTGCCGAGGAGATAGACGAACAGTAGAATTTCTCTGGGTGATTGAATCTTTTCCTTGATTGGCTTTTGCTCTTTGAAGAGCAGAACACCATACCAAGACCGCATGAACAAGATCATCAGGAGGATTTGCAACAGAATAACCAGCCGAGCAGACCACTTTTAAAGCCCTGAAGCCACGATCAAAGCTTTTCGTTGCTTTGTCTGGCAAAAGGAAGATCTGGGCTTTTCCTGTGTCTATTTGATAAGTTGAAGCTGTGATCAGTGTATCAGAACCATAGGCTAGATTTATATCTGAATGAATCGAAGCAACAGAAACAAGCGGTTTGACAGGCATTTGAATCACTTGATTATCTGTATGTTTTGGACCATCCAAGTAAACAGTATAAGTGGTCTGATCAAGAGACGGAGCTGTTCCAGAATCAGAAACAGGAAAACCGAGGTAGCGCGCAATTGCTACCTCGGTCCTGTTGATCATCCTGGCGAGTTCTGTATCAAGTGAAGCCCCAGAAACTTCAGGCAAATATTCCTTTAATAATGATACAGTTGTGATCGCCATTTAGCATAAACCTTCTCAATCAATAAGATCGCGCGTCTGCAAATTCAAGCAAAAGGTGACCGCCGATGGTTCCAGTTCCATGAAGAGTCGATTCTACTTTACAAACCTGGGTAGAATCAAAGTCTCCTTCGTCCATGTTTACAAGTGACTTAGCAACAGGAACTCCGCCTGTAAAATCTTGTCCAGAAGGATTATGATTTGTCCAGGCTGCCAAGATTTCAGTGCCATCATTAGCATAGACTTTTAACTCAAAATAGTTAGAGCCGTCTTTTGCAGATGAAGCAGTTGAGACATAACGAGCACTTTTGAGTGTCATATTTCTATAGAAGGGAACGTATACAGTTTTGGCGGCTGTGAACCCCAAAAGGATCATGTGAGACATTTGAAAACCTCTATTGCTTAGATTGAATAGTTGTAGTTATAAACAACATTCTTTGCGGTCGCAGAATCAGGACTGGCCATCGTGGCGCGCATTGTGCTAACGAGCTCAATACATCCTGCACTGATATTTTTGTCAGTTTCGACCAAAATACCACGGCGGTTGTATATAGAATAGCTATCACGGTTCACAAGGCAGAAACCGGTTTTGTCTGTTGTTACATTATCATAGACACCGACCGCATTCATATCAGCACCCATGAAACGACTCATAACCACGGGAATCCCGAGAACACTAGCCACCTGACCGGTCAAGAGTACAGCAGCCGGGCCAAACTGATCAATAGTTTGAAGCTGGTCCAGTGTCATCAGTTGCTTAACCATGAACTCAGGAGAGCAAACAAGAAGCTGACGAGCAGCCGCAAGTTCTCCCATTTTTCCAAGTTCTGCAATCAGAATATCGAGGGTCAAACTTCCTGTTGCTTCTGGTGTACCTGTTCCGCGTGCGAAAGCTTCCCGCCTGAAGCCATTCATGCCGCGTCGATGATCGGATCCAGATCCGAGAGCAGGAGTAGTTCCCCATCGTCCGCGAATATTCCAATTTGCCAAATCATCTTGATGGACAGCAGAAGTATCCCCATTGATCATTGCATCTTCAAAAGCGCTTTCAAGATCAGAAATTATCTGCCTTCCCAACGTAGGAAGCAAAGCAATTGCGGAGTCCTCGGCAGCTGCGTCGTCAATTACGTAGCGAGTTGCAAGGCCACCGATAGAAATTGTGGATTGAGCCGTTTGTACTGTGCTCGCTTGATAATTGGCTGGTGAATCAGAGCTGACCATACCTTTGAGATATGGCCTTCCGCCTCTTTGTAAGCGAGGAATCAAAATTGTGCTTCTGTCTACTTCAACTTCTGGAAACAAAGCACGCAAGCCGCGAGGGATCGTGAACTCTTCAGTTAGTTGTGGTACAAACTGATCAGGAATCCATTCTGCACCCTGACCGGCCGCATCATAAAAGGACCGCTGTATAGCAGGAGCAAGCGACTTTGGCGCTTTTTCCAGATGCTTGTACAGCTTCAGATCGGTCTTGGGTGTATGAGGGGAAGACATAACCAGACGACAAAAGGCGCGCTCTGATGCAATCTTTTGAAGATCAGAATGCCAATCATTTGCGGGAACTGAATCAAGGATCCCAGGTACATCAGTGTTAATGGTTCCGCGGCCGGCGACTTTGATCGCCTTGGTTTCAGAAGTCCACTGAATAGAGCCATTCTCTTTAACGAAAGAACGAAGCCGAGCTTCTCCACCAAAAGCCGGGACTGCTACAGTCTGAACTGCTTCAGTCATCAACCTTTGGGCTTTCTTCAAATCATCAACCTGCTTTTCAAATCCAGAAAGGCGGTTTTCAGTGCTTTTCTGATGGCTAACAATACCATCAATAATACGCTTAGCTTCTTCAACCATAGCGCGATCAGTCTTGGTTTCACTCATTTGTATCACCTATTTTTAGCAGGTAGGAAAGGATTTCTTTATCAGCTGAAAGAAGGCTTTTCTTTTTGTCTTCTTCTTCGCTGTCTTCTTCAATGTAAGATTCTTCTATTTCTTCAAAGCTTTCGGTGTCTTCTTCTTCGATTTCTTCTTCTTCTTTGGCTTTCCGATAGGTGACCACAAAGCGATCTTCCAGTTCTTCAACTTCAGATATATGCCTAAAAATGGATAGCTCTTGTTCTCTCTTTTGTATCCTCAAATCAATTATTTCTTTGATGAGGTTCAGATCCGGGATTCCATATTCAGCAAAAGATTTTGCCGCTAAGCTAGTGGCTTCTCCATTTGCGGGAATGGTTACGATAGAAACTTCCAGAAGTTCGGAGCGCTCATAATAATTTCCGCGCTCTCCATAAGCAGGATGATCTTCTGGAAGTTCGGACCGAGGGATCGATCTTGTTGGATTGAACCCAACTGAAACAGCATTCAGAAATCCGGCCTGTGCTTTTCTGGCGACCTCAGCCGCTTTGGGATCTTCCATATCGAAGGTAATATCTATGAGTAATTGCTCGTCAACTACTTCGACATCCCCGCGCCCAATCGGAAGTTCATTGCTATTATGATTGAGAAGGACGATCGGGTTTGATCTGTAATTATCTAGGGACCATGATTGGGAAACAACATCCCCATAGCGATCCTCTGATGCTGTTGAAGCAACAAATGAAAGTACTCCTGACTCATTTGTTCCAGAGTCAGGAGATATTCTTTCAACAATCAGAGATTTCTTAATCATAGAACCACCTTGAAAGCAGAATACATTTATGGATCGTATTTGTCAAATATCTATATATATATAAATATTTTAACAATTAGAATTATTTGATCACTACCGTCAAAACCATACACCTACAATTGCAGTCCATTGAAGATTCACCAAACTGCCCAGGTCCAGGCGCTGTCATTCCGGCGACCTCAAAGACATCATCGGGCATAACTGTTTGACCATCCAGAAGAACATGTTCTTCTCTCACTTTGTCGTCATTTTCAGTGACCCACTGCTTTCTGACTCCAAGACCTTCGCCTACAGCTATTTGTCCGGCTCTGATTTTGGCTGCATTTAGGGAGCGGGTTGCTTCTGTTCTCGCTATCAAAGAGGCTCTGGCTTTATCAAAAGTCTTTGATGCCAAAATTCTTTCTGCAACCTCTGTTTCGCTTGCTCCTTCCAAAAGGGAGAACTCTACTACTCTTCTGATTTTCTCTGTAGTTGTTTTAATCAGCTCTGAAGCAAGTTGTGAAACCATCATTCCAGGAATAGAAAAGTCTGAAAAGGTGATCGATCCTTGTACAGCTTTGCTATCAGTGAAGATTCTGGCCAATTCTTTTGCTCCTGCGTTCATGAATCCTTTAATCCAAACTGATCCGATCTCGGCTTGTATCCTCTTTCTTTCTTCTGCTTCGTCCAACAATTCGGACCAGTCGCTAATAGTTTTCACTACTGATCCGTTTGCAATGTTCTTGGAAATCATCACATTTCGAAGCCTGGAAGCATATCTTTTTGATGCTCCTGACAGATAAGACCTGGCCGCTCTGTAGAGCCTTCTTTCTTGTGGGCTATGCTCTCTTCTGATCCAGTTATGCCAAGTCTTTTTTTTTTCGTCTTCGTAATCTAAAGTTTTCGATATGACCATAGCTAATGATCTTGTATCAACTTCCTCTTCTGGCTTTGATCTGGAATCTGTCACAATCGGAGCATCTGCCATATTTTCATACTTATAAGCATCTGCGGGACTCATTCCGTTTGCTATATGTTGCTGAACCCTAAGAAGCTGAGAATCACGTACTGATTGCAAAGCCTCCACATCTGTGAAGTCGTGATAAATCCGATAATCAGGAGAAAACTTTTTGGCTATTAAAGTGAAAAGGTGATCCAGGCGCTTTGATGCTTTTTGCTGGTTGGTCCAGTAGGTTATGTTTTGCTGTCTTGCTGTTGCATAGTTCGCAGAAGGCAAACCGAGCACAACCGGCGGGACTCCACAAACGGCCGAAATTGATTCTCTGGCCATTCTCCGAGAAGCTTCAAATTCCATTTCTCTCGGTGTCAGCTTCAGAGGTTCGATCCCAACTTGACCAGACAAAACCATTGCTCCTCCTTCTGAAGCTAGGCCACGATATTGATCTAAGATTTCCCGTCTTCTTTCCAGTCCCCAAACATCAGCCGGGTCTAGTGGATGGATTAATATATCAGGCCTTCCTTTTGCTGAACTTGTTGAGGCCAGCTTTTGTGCGTTGATGTCGGCATTTATTTCCCTGGTAAGAGGCTCGACTACTCCCACACCATAAAGAGATTTCGGCCCTTTTGCATAGGTTGGATTTCTTCCGTGCAGAACTCTTTCAAGTGGGTAGATTACAACCTGCCCGTTTGACTCATGACGATATCCTGTGATTCCTGATCTTTCATCAGTAACGATCTCAACCTCGGCTGGATGAAGACGAATAATAGAGTCTGGTTGTTCTGATATGCCGAGCAAAAGGATATAGCAGTTTCCCGAAAGCATCAGATCTGTTCGGAGCTGTTCCCGGAAAAGATAGCCGTCCATATTTGTCGACGGCTCATCAAACAGATCAAGCACTGGACTATCATCTATTATTTTGGCGCTCTTTCCCCTGCCTGATGTGAGCACTAGAGGAAGAGCCGCAAGATCAGCCGCAGATCTGGAGACAGCTGCATAAGTGTAACCATGACCTCCATATGCATACAAAGCTTGCTGCTGTGAATAGGTCGGGTCTACTCCATATGGGTTGTTCCAGTTCGCGCCGTGGTTTTCTTCTGTTGGCTTGTCTTCTTTTTTCCCGTAACCTTTTATAAGAGAGGAAAAGATTCGGCTGATCCATAACGGCTGTTTTGCTGGTAAGTCTGACATAATACACTCATTTTGATATCTATATCATATTAATATCTAATCAGAAGCATTGTCCTTTTTTGATGCTGCTCTTGCCAGTTCTTTGAGTCTGGCTTCATTTGCTATGTCTTTCATCAAGGTAGTCTGGCTTTCCTGAGATATGACAAGACCCTCGATCCTGTTCTTCAGGTTGTCGATTTCTTTCCCGATATCTTTCATTTGAGAAGCCAAGTTCGAACGCAGTTGTGTACGCTCATCAACCATAGCTTCCCTTTCCATGTCGTATTTCTCTACAACCGCCATCCACCTGTTTCTGATCTGGGTTTCTTCTTCTTTTGCTGATGCTCTTAACTTTTCAACCTGCTTTTGGAAATTTGCTATGAGTGTATCATTTCGCTTTGTGTTTTGAATATGAAGCCAAAATAACACGCCACATGTTATCCCAAGTGTTCCGTAATCTATAAGAACACTAAAAACTGATTCTTCCATTTCGGGACCTCCTGAAGAAGTGACCCAATTATATCACCGATGGAGAAGATATCTATTTAGGAACACGATCAGATATCTCAGGCAGTCCATTCCGTGATCGTCTCTTTTGACTGGCTTGTCTCCTGCTGATTTGTCCCATCGGTATAGTCTGAACTCTCGAAGCAGTGAAGTACAGCAATCATGGATCAGAAGGTGGGGCTTACCTTCAGCATCAGGACACAGCCTTTCTTTTACTTGGTTGATGCCTTCGCTGACTCTCTTCATAGCTGGCTTTGTTGGGATATTGCAATTCCTGGCTAACAATAGCCGACCGTCTTTTGACTCGGGATCAGCTACAGTGAAAACTACCGGCGGATCATTCCGGCTTTTGAAGTTGATGATCGATCCATTTTCAAGGGTCGTCTTTTCAGTTGCGAAATGTTCCCGGTATACATGAAGAGTATTATCAGACTCATCAAGGGCGAACCATAGACAGCAGAAAGGGTTTTTTACTCCGAAGTCTATCGATCGATATCTTGGCCAGTCTTCCGGGATCGGCTTCGATTCGATGACATGAATCGACCGGTTGAACTCACTGTATACAAGACCGGACTGGTTTGTGAACTCACCGAATAATCGCGATCGTCTGCTCTCTTCTGATAGGTGGCGGGTAGCCCGGTAAAGCTTGACCGATGAAACCCAAGGATTATCAAGACCTGAAATAGCGTAATGACTGAAGCCGTCTTGAAGTTCATGAATGAATCGATCATAAACCCAGGTCATTCCCTTAAGCGGTGTCATGGTCAAAATGATCCGGCCCTTTCCTGAGTCGATCGTTCTTAACATGCACTCTTCAAATATATCTTCTGGATGCTCCTCGTCCATCCAGACCAGCTCAACGGATGATCCCTGGTATTTCTCTCTCCCAGCATCAGCAGACATCGAAACAATTCGGCCTCCATTAGGTAGGATGACTGATGCTCTGTTTTGAGCCTTCCACATGACGAACTTTGATCCGGCTGGACAAAAGCGCGCTATCTTCGGCCTGATATATTCCAGGGCATCGGCATAGCTTAAAGCTGAAGCCCAGACTGTAGAAGGCTTATCAGGAACAATATCTTCCGGTAGATTGTTAGCTCGCAACCATTCTCTAACCCACCACTCACCAGATCCGGCTGCTGATGCTACAGCCAACATAGCACCGATCTCAGTTTTGCCTGCTCGGTTGCCTCCACTTATCAGACTGGCTTCTCTTCCGAGGTTCAAAAGTGCATTGGCTTGACATGTCCTTTGCTCTGTTATTTCACAGTCGGGACAGGTGAAAAGGTTCCCGCCTACTCTGACCATGACTTTACCACAGCCGATCGGCCGGTCCGAATCTTTCCCTCTTCCATCCCATCGGTGACAATAAGGAAGCCATAGCCGAGCAGTTGAAAGTGGGAAGTTTTCGGCTATCTCTTTGAGCTTCCTTCTCGCTTCTACCTTCTTAATCAGTTGAGATCTGTTCATAGGTCTTCATCAGAGATCGGGCTATTGCCCTGGTCATTGGTGGAGCTACTGAGTTTCCTATTCTTTGCCAACACTGACCATATGTTCCTGTCATTTTGTAGTCAGCAGGAAAGCCTGTAAGGATCAGGGCTTCGGTTATGTTGAAGTGTCTTTTTTCCCAATGAAAGATACACTGGACTTTAATTAAAGTCCAAACTGGATCTTTTGAAGAACTAACTATCCAACCAAACCCATAATTAGGGCTGCGACGTGTTATTTTTCTTCTGTTGTATTGCCTACCATCTTCCCCAGGAAAGGCATTATTAACAAATTCCCTTCTCCATTCTCCTGTAATATCAGGAACAGAGATCCCTGATATATCTCTGACTCCTTCTAAGGCTTTACCGGCTGAAACAGGGAACCTGTGAGTAGGCTGAGGTAATACCGGCTTTCTGTTCTTAGAAGCAAGGAAGAAGACGCGCGGCCTTTGCTGTGGAACCCCGAAATACATAGCTTTAATCAATCCGGCTGTGACCTGATAGCCCCTGTCTTTTAGTGCTCGGATTATTTCAGCCGCAACTGGTTTCATCTTTCCCCTGATCATACCGGCCACATTTTCGATAACTATATTCTTAGGATCAATCTCATCAGCTATTCTTAGGAATGACCGAAACAGGCTATTTCTTGGATCATCAAGCTGTCTTCTTCCAACCATAGAGAAGCCTTGACAAGGTGGAGAACCGTCCAGAATGTCCAGTTCTCCTTTCTTTAGTCCTGTCCTTCTGAGGATTTCAGATCCAGACAGCTTTTCAATATCGGCCTGAATGATCTCTGTATCTGGGTGATTCAGCCTATAGACCTGACAGGCATGGTCTTCCCATTCAACCATTGCAAGGACTTTGCAACCTGCTTCTTTGTAGCCTTGTGATGATCCACCCATACCAGCAAAGCAGGATACAACGGTTAAGGGTTTTGATATTTTCATATTCATATTGATATTAATATCATATATGGAACTGTAATCTTGCTCTGATGATGTCACAGTAGCCCGGTTCTCTTTCTATGCCGATGGATTTCACTTCTTCCAGTTGAGCAGCGACAAGGGTAGTTCCTGATCCCGCAAATGTATCAAGGACGATCCCGTCTTCAGGAGTGACAAGACCGATCAACCATCGCATAAGCTTTACCGGCTTGACTGTTGGGTGAATGTTCCGAACCTCTGAAGCTGTTCTTCCTGCTCCGGCCCTTGGATTGTTCAGACCGGCTGTGTCTGGTTTTCGATCGGTGGCTTCGGCTCCTGATATTGATGGCAGATCTTCACAGCCTTCTTCCCTTTCGGATCTTGATGCTTTTGGACATTGGAAGAGGTTAGCAGGCCATCGGCCAAGTTCAGACGGTGGAGTATTATTAATTATGTTTTGCTCTGATAGTTTGTGTCCGATCGTTCCTCTTCTCTGTCCTACCATATTCACAACCTCACCATGTGGACCAACCCAACAAGGATCACCATATCCGAACCTTGACCGATCAATGTTAAGTCCTCCAGTTCCCCACTTCAGAACATTCTCTGCAACAGTCTTTTCTGATAGAGGTTTGCGGGCGAGAACTGCGGGTTCAACTGCTGGCTTTAAGGCTGTTCCCCATCCAGACCATTTCTTAGCTTCTTCGGTGGCTGGGGCTGTAATTGGTATATCAATTTGAGTCTGCTTGGCTCCAATGCCATAAGCACCCACGCCGCCTTTGCCTTCTTCCCTTTCTCTGACGACATCTTTATTTCCAATGATGTCGTTTAAGTCTTGTCCACCCTTTCCTTTTTTTGAGCCTATCACTTTCCTATCAACCCCAAAATGCTTATCAATCGCTTTTGATACGTCCAGACTTTTCGGAAATCCTGAGAAGTAGCACCAAGAAATCATATCTCTGATCTCAAAGCCTGAATCCTCAACAGCTATCATCAGCCGGTGAATTGTCCGAGTAGCCGCAAAGGCTATCAGATGCCCGCCCGGTTTCAATACCCTGAGACATTCAGTAGCCCATTCATCAGAAGGAACAGAGCAGTCCCAGTCTTTAGACATGAAGCCGATCCCATAGGGTGGATCACAAACAACAGCATCAACAGAATCAGAAGGCATAGACTTTAGCACTTCGATACAATCCCCACAATGAAGAACATGTCTCCCGATGTCTACCCGCTCACCTGGCTTAGTGATGGCTTCCACTTCATCCGGGATCTGATCGTGCTGGTTCTGGTTTTCGTGTTCGCCTTCTCCGATTGCTTCATCAAACTCTTTCCAGTCAGGATCAGGAACAAGCTCTGACAGCCTTTCGATCTCTTCATCGGAGAAGCCAAGCCCGGATATATCAACCTCTTCTTCTTTCAGGTTGTGAATGATCTCTGAAAGCTTATCATCATTCCAATCGGCTATTTCTCCGATCTTATTATCGGCAAGTGCTAAGAGCTGAGCATCAACCAAATCTATATCCAGAAGACGAACCGGAACTTTTGACAGGCCAAGCTTGATCGCTGCTTTTCTTCTGGTGTGGCCTTTGATGATCATTAGGTCGTCTTTTCGCGCTACGATCGGAGAGCCGAAACCGAAGCGCTTGATGCTATCGGCTACAGCATCCACAGCCTGATCATTGTCCCGGGGATTATCACCCCAAGGAACAAGGCTATCAATATCCATGTAAATTGCGGCCGCTTGTTCATTCTGGATCATCGTGCAGCCTTGATTTTGTTAGAGCATTCTTAATCATAATGCTCATAGCGCTAAGCTGTCGTTTGTCCATATCAGAGAAGAGGCTAATCAGATTATCAGGCGGTTCTTTCTGCTGCTCTTTTGGTTGCTCTGGTTTGATGCCAATCATTTTACAGACTTCATCAAATTTCTCAGTCACGACGATCGGCCTATAGCACCCAGACAGATAGATCAAAGTGCTCCCGGGATCTTCATCATGGTTGTATTCTGTGATAGCTGTGATTTCGGAAGCAAAGATTAGCACTCTTTGATCTACTCCATCAGTCAGCTGTATATAGATGTCTTTCTCAATCGCTAGTTTCATATCTGCCTCTTTATATTGATATTTGATATTAATATTCTGAAAACCTACCTAATCTTGGCCAGAAAAGCCCGTGCGTTTGTGCGTGGCAAAATGCAGAAGAGAATACCTGTCTTTTACTCTTACCGAGTTCTTCGGCTATGTCTTCCCATTTCATCTTCTCATTTGAAGCAAGATCATAGCAGATCCTACCGGTTGAAAGATAAGGCGCGGGAGGCCATTTCTTCTTGTGCTTCATTGCCCACCGTCTGGCCGTGGTCCAGGCTCCGATCCTCGAGTATCCAACAGCTCTGGCAATAACCTCCCATGAGCATCCTGTTCTTTTTCTCATCTGATAGGCTCTTTCAGCTTTTGCTTCTGTTGCTGCTCTCATTTGTTTTGTTCCTTTCTCTATTATCAAAAAGATTTTGCTGTGGATTGTTTTTTATCCATACACTCTCCGTTGTCTTTCCTCTCTGTCCGTTGAGCTGATAAAGCGGAGAGAAGTCCATCCACTCCGCTCCATCGTTCTCGCAGACTATTACAGTCCCTGTTCTTTCTTGAGACCATTTAGCCAGATGATGGAATTCTATCGCCTTGGAGCTGTGTCTGTAATGGATACCTTTCTCCTGATATGGAGGATCTATAAACCAGGTGGCTCTCTTATTGGGTATGAGACGATAATCTGTGTTTGTTATGGTCCAGTGTCTTATCCTGTGGATCTGGCTGGCTATCCTTCTTCTGATTTTAGCAGACCAAAAAACTCCACCATCCCACAACGAAGACCGGATTTTTCTTGGGGTTGATCCAGCATTAAGAAGCCAAAAACCAATTAGATATTTTGCTTCCTGAGAGACAGAGAGATCCTCTGTAGTCTGATCTGGTAGCAGGTCCGGGAGCTGGAGGATTTCTCTTTCTGAGACGTTGATCAGATAATCCCAGACCGAACAGATCAAAGGATCCAGATCATAAAGCTCTACTCTCTTCCAAGGATACAAGAGCGAATAGCAAGCAGACCCGCAGAAAGGCTCCACTATTGTCTCCTCTGCTGGGTGTGGATAGTGTGGAGCCGTCAACCATTTAGATCCATAATATGAAAAGAAAGGTTTTAACCTCATTCTTCCCCCACATCAATAATAGGACCGTCGATCGCTTTCAGTGATTCAACCGGCGTTTTCAGTTCTTCGATCAAGGCGCTCACTGAAACCTGTTCAGCATCAATCTGTATCGAAACAGGGATAACTTCCGGGTTTCTAAAATATCCGTGCCTCCTCTCCAGTATCCAGGCTGAAGCTTGCCAGGTCCCATCTTGCGCGGCTTGTACGATCTTGCCGAGATGCTGAATAGCGCCTTTTGATTCGGCCTTCTTCACGTCCTGAAAAAACTGAATGTAGTTTTCTTCTCCTCGCTCACCTTTAGCCAGCCAAAGATATAGGGTTCTTTCTGTGATACCAGCGTATCCGGCCGCTATTTTGTAAGTGCTTCCAAGACTGATTGCATCGCAAATCATCTTTGATCGTTCAGGCGTGAGCATGCCCTTTCTTCCGGTCTTGTTCACTTTTTCACCCTAGGCAAAGCCAAGTCGGGTCCTATGTTCTGGATTCTGGCTTCTTCGATCCTCAGTCCGTAATCAATCAAAGAGACGATTGCTCTGGAAGTGGAAACGCCCGGCCGTTTCGACAGAAACAAGGCCAGGCGCTGAGCTAGTTGGGCATCGACGGAAACCATCATTCTGACACGGTTTCCATATTGTGTCATGTTAGGCGGTAGATCTTTGTCTTTGTTGATGCTCATAAATGATCCTATCCAGATGAGCCTGGAGTTTTGGAGAAGGCTTTGCCGCCTTCTTCTTTGTCTCGATGAGAGTTATCCTTTCGTTAGGTATAGTTACCATATTCTCACCATTTTGTAAAGGAGCAGACAAACGGACCAATGAAGAAGCCTGATCTTTTGAGAGGATCCACCCAACGAAAGGTATTCTTGTATTTGGCATCTTTATTCGTACTTTCTGAAGACCAGAAGCATCAAATTCTTCTTTTGCTTCTGGTTTGTCTTCTTTTGTCTCTGGCTGTATTTGTTCTTTTGTGGCTTGATTCTCATGCCCAGTAAGAGACAGCCGCATATATCGTTCAAGTGTTCCACCTTGCTGAAGAATACGGATCGGTGTTTCTAGGCTATCGCTTTCTATTTTGATGAACGCAGCCAGGTCTTTCGGTATTCTTCCGAGGTCCCAAAATGTAATCAGCCGATCCAGGCTCTCTAACCAAGACAGCTTTCTATAGCCGATCGCCTCCAAAAGGAGGTTGAACCGATCAGACAGGTCTGGTCCTGTGTACTCTGCTCGTCTTGCTGACATTTCAGCAAATATTTGGCTATCAGGGTATTTTCTGACTTCCGACCATAGATCGGGCTTTTGCTCTGATTTCTTGTCTTTGGCTTCCTGTGATTTGAACCAAGACAGAGCCTGCTTGAAATGTGGATTCTTGCTAGCAAGCTCCATTCCTTCGGCTCTCTTTGTATTTCTCCACCAAGACAGGAGAGCATGAGAGAAGTCAAACCTGCTGTTGGGCTGATATCGCCAGATGTTCCGATCTCTGTTCTCGGCTTTCAGCTTCAGGAACCATGCGAAAATATGAACAGATTCATAATATGGATCAAGGTTGGATCCGGGACAGGCATCAATAACACGCTGAAGATCAGCAACTGGATCACTGACTTTGATGTTCCACTCACAGCACAACCGGACAATTCTTGTCTGTCCTTTTGTCAAAGATATATCTTTTTCTTGATATTTATATAGATATTCAGATATTCTCATAAATATAATTTCCTGATTTTGGGGTTAAGCCTAGTAAAAGAGAGGGATTCAAGTTACTATAAGCATGCTTATAGTAACTTGAATCCCTCTCTTTTACAAGGATCTTTTACAAATGACCTCTTGCTATTATTTTATCGATACAGAGACGACGGGCCTGGATTACAGGCGAAACAGCATCATAGAGTTTGGTGGGATCAAGGTTTGCGAAGGGCTGATCGCAAAAGAGATAGACATCAAGATCAAACCAGACGAAAGCAAAGAGATAGATCCGAAAGCGCTACAGGTCAACGGGTATAGCAAATCAAAATGGAGAGATGCGAATACTCAGGAAGAGGCCGCATATTTGATAGCCTCCTTCTTTGATGAGCCGGGTCTTTTGGTTGGGCACAACATCTGGTTTGACAGACAATTTCTTTGCTCAATTCTGAACTCTGAGCAGATCCAGTCTGTACCCTTTCGGCGGATTTGCACTAGAGATCTTTCTGTTTCCTTACTCAGTCAATACGGGCTACAAAGTTTTACTCTTCAGTCAGTTTGTGATTTTCTGGGCCTTGTAAACCATAGACCACACAGCGCATATTCTGATGCTTATGCTTGCTATGAGATTTGCAAGATCTTGAATCCTTTCGACCCCTATGCTCGTTTTCTTGTTCATCAGTGGCTAGGTTTGCACGGTCCGGGACCTCTTCCGCATGAGATCAAGATCTTGCTATAATCTGCTGATTAATTGCGGATATTTTGATATTGATATAATATACCCTTGAAGATATTCATTTTCTTCGTGGGGTTGCGCGGTCGGGCCTCTTGGCCCGGCCGCCTATCTGATTGGGGTGTTATGTCCACGCAAGCCACAAAGATCCAGTCGGCGACAGCAACACCAAATATAGCAGGGGTCAGCTCATCTTTTGACCCCTCTAAAGGGGTTGCTCTTTCGATCCCTTTCTACCTACAGGGAAGATTCTTTGGTGAGCTCAAAACACTTTGGGTATATATGACGAAAACCGGAGGGGATCCGACAGCCGCAACCATGCGACTATGCAAAGAGCCAGACGGAGATCTGGCTCTGGTTACAGACACAGAAAGCATTATTTCTTTTGGTCTTACATCAACAACAGCCGGCACATCAGTCTGGCGCTTTGATATTGATGTTGTAATTGAGCAGGAAATGCTGTATTTTTATCTCAAAACTGACACTGGTACGATAACGATCAACAAGGTCGTTCTGACATATAGGTAATATGGCTATATCGAATGTATTCAATGCCGAGGGTGGCACTGCTTCTCTCGGGACGACAGAAAAGAGCAAGGATCTTTCTAATCAGATTGGAGACAGCAATCAATCGTTTGATTTGGGCCAAGCCTACAAAACAGGAACTCTCAGAGTATACTGGAACGGTGTCAGACAAACAAATGGAATACAAATATCTGAGGCAAGTGGAACAACTTTCAATACGTCATTTGTCGCCCATCCAGGCGATTCTTTGATCGTTGATTATTCTCCCCTATAGCCATGGATAAAAAAAATGCCTATTCGTATAGTATCGGATCAGATTGCAGATAGCGCGATCTCGTCCTCAAAACTCGGCTCAGCCGTAGTAACCCCAGCAAAAGCGGCCCTCAATCAGGTATGGGCTTTCACTGCTCTGCCTACCGTCAACGCAGATCCGACTGCAGCGAATGACCTTGTGCGTAAACAGTATGTTGATGGTCTTGTACAGGGTCTTTCTTGGAAAGATTCTTGTCGGGTCAAAGTCGGATCAAATGTAAACCTTTCCAGTCCAGGCGCGGCCCTTGATGGTGTAAATCTTGCGGCCGGCGATCGTGTTCTGTGTACGGCTCAAAGTACAGGCTCCCAAAATGGAATCTATGTATGGAACGGTGCAGCTGCAGCAATGACACGGGCCACAGATGCTGACCCATATACAGAACTCCAAGGTGCTGCTGTTTTCATCACAGAAGGAACTTCCGAAAATGAAGCATTCACCCAAACCGCTGAACTTTCTAGTTTTGCATCTCAGAACTGGACCCAGTTTAGCGGAGCGGGATCGATCGTAGCAGGTGACGGTCTGGCCAAAACTGGAAACACTCTTTCTGTAAATGTTGACAATTCGACTGTTCAGATCGCATCTGATGCCTTGAAAGTGAAAGCAGCAGGGATCACAGCAACAGAACTGAACACCTCAGTAGCCGGAAACGGTCTTTCAGGTGGTGGTGGTTCTGCTCTGTCGGTTTCAGTTGATGACAGCTCTATAGCATTGGCTGGAAACAATGTAATCATTAAAGCGGCTGGTGTTTCAACTGCTAAGATCGCCGATGCAGCGATCACGGCCGGAAAAATTGCGACTTCGGTAGCTGGGGCCGGACTGACCGGAGGAGGCGGAGCGGCTCTGGCTGTCTCTGCTTCTGATGGTGTTACCGTCAGTGGTGATGCTGTAAAGCTTGACCTCAACACTTTGGGAGCGGCTACAATTGTAGCTGCTGATTCCATTGCGTTTATTGATGCAAGCGACAACAGCAGCAAAAAAGGAAGTATCGCCGATGTCGCTTCTGCTATGAGAGGGACAGGACTTGCGGCTATTTCTGGACAGTTTGAAGTAAACCTTAACGACCTGCCCGCCCTTGATGCCTGGGATGTCGGAGCAGATAAGCTTCCGATGATTGATGCTGGGGACAGCAACATCAGTAAGATGAAAACTATTTCCAGTCTTGCGACTGCTATGGCTGGGGCCGGGATCACTGCTTCGTCTGGTGTTTTTGCTGTTGGTACTGATGGGTCTACGATCACCATTGACGGCGATAATTTGAAAGTTCCAGCAAATGGGATCGGGAGTGCTCAACTTGCGGCCAATTCTGTATCGTCTGCAAAAATTTCTGACGGTGCTGTCATTTTGGACAAGCTGAGCAATCTGAACGCCGGTCAAATGCTTCTGGGAAATGCAAGCAACCGACCAGCCGGAACAGCTATGTCAGGAGATGCTACTATGGCTAGCTCTGGCGCTGTTACGATTTCAGCCAATGCAATCACGTCTGGAAAGCTGGGAGCTAACGCTGTTCAGACAGCCAAAATTCAAGACGATGCTGTCACAATCGCCAAGATCGGAGCGCGTCGATATACAGAAAGCCAGACCGGATCAGGTGCTACTAAATACGATCTCGGTCGAACTGTTGATGCTAGTTTTCTTGATGGTGTTTGTGTGTTTCGCAATGGTATGAGATGCAAAAAGGTAGGATCTTCTCCTGCTGATGCTTCAGAGTACACGGTTGCCAATGATGGATCAGGTGGTGTTTGTGCTGTTACTTTCGGCTCTGCTCCAAACAGTGACAGCCTGATCTTTGACTACTTGACCTGATTTTCTTAGGTTTCCAAATAGTCAGGCCCGGTCATTTGTTGACCGGGCCTTTTTGTGTCTATATGATATGATATTATCATCCAAGGAGGATTTGTGTACTCTGAAGCATCAGCAATCGACGGCCTCAAATCATGGCAAATGTTTCGACTGAATAGGGTTGTTTTCTTTCTGGAATCAACTACAAAACATCTGCTGCTGATAGCAGTCGCGACAGACAGAAAGCAAATCCTCGGATCTTACTTTTGGGTTTCTGATGAAGGCAAAGAAGAGCAGGCAATTGAGAAAGTATCTGAGCTGATTATTCTTTCAAAGTTCTTTGTAGCAAACAAAAGCAGCATCAAAAGGCTGAGCAAAATGCTTAGAAAATACGGCTATGAAGCAATACCTGAAGACATTGTTAGGATTCCTCTCTTGCCAACCAAGTCACAAGATCCAGAAAAGGAGATTCTGGATCGTATTGCGATCGTATTTGATTCAATTGACGGATAAAAAGGCTGAAAAGCATACTATTTTGCTTCTGATCATGGTTATTATCACATATTGAGATCTAATATGTTATATTAATATTGTGAGGAAATGATGAGTATCCAACTTTCAAGCAAAAACTTTATTCCAAGAAGCAAAAGAAGCTCAAAAGACCGCGGACCGCGGCCGGCCGGAAAATGGATCTCCAAGAAAGTACGATGGGCGATCTATGCCCTTGATGGATATCAGTGCCGCTGCTGTGGAAAGCATGTTTCTGATATGACTGGAAACGAGATCCTCACCCTCGATCATCTGGCTTGCTGGTCAAAGTGGGGCTCAAACGCAGCCTGCAACCTGATCACCCTTTGCCGCTCATGCAACAGCAGCAGAGGAGACAAAAGCATAAATAACTGGATTGATAGCCTTGATGAGTCTACCAAGGCAAGGATCACTTTTGAGATTTCAGAGCGGATCAAGATCCTCAACAAATCAAATATTACCCGATTCGGCCAGCAGATCGTAGCCGCTGCTTTCTGGATTGCAAACGGCCAAGACATGAACAAGGCCCCCAACAGGCTGCAATAACCCCAAGGAAGATATGAAAAGCACAGAAAAATTGATGAATGAGATATATGCTGATGGGCTGCCAGTCAGCAGAGAGATCGACGGACCGATCCCTGAGGATCTGGAGTGGAGCGTTTCATTCCATGGATTCCGAAGAGAAAATACACAGAAAGGATTGACTCATCTTGTGGACTTTTATTGTCCTGGATGCAACCACCTCCACAAAGATATTAATTTTGTGGGATGGAGTGCCCTTATCTGTCAGGGTTGCGGAGCTACTCTTACCAGAGAAGAATCATCGCATACATCTTGGGGCTATGAGATGCTTAGCAACATCAATAGATTTTGGAGTCTGGTGCTTCAGTGGCTCCACTTCAATAAGCCCTGTTTGAAGATTTCAGGCAGAGTGGAAGCAAGAGAATTTTGCCATAAGTTTGGTGTAACACTCGAAGAATTCGTATTTTTTAACGACTTGAATCAAGATCATATTGATGAATATCTCCATGGAAAGCTTCCATGAAGATAGACCTTTTCGGCTTGCCTTCTCCAAAAGTGGAGAAGGCAAAAACTGTACTCTTTGCAACAGCTCCAAGATACCAGTTTTTTGGTGATCGGCTTGTCAGCGTTAGCGCGGTTATGCAAAGCCAAAAATCAGATCGAAAATACGAAGCCGTCATTTTTCAGGACCCCCCAGAATGGTTCTGCGAATGTCCAGACTTCAAATTTCGGCACTCATTCTGTAAACATCTCAGCAAATTATCAACCATCAAGGAAACTATATATCATGCAAAAAAATAAACTTTTCGGGAACATAGCGGTCCAGTGTCCAAATTGCAGAGCTATCAATTTGCATCCTGCTTCTGGTCCTCTGTCTTCAGAATGTCCCGCCTGTGGGTATCGATATCCGATAATCGGAGGGGAAACCAGAGGATCACCATCTCACGGGAAAAGCGGAGCCAAAAGAATGAGCATCAGCATTCCGCTCACAATGCACAAGAAGATCAAAGCATCTGCTGAAGAGAACGGAGTAACACCGAGCGCTATCGTCAGAGCTGCTGTCGCTTGTTTTCTTCAGGTTCCAGAATAGCAAAGGCCGCGGCTATCAACAAGATTTGGAAAAATCTGAGGCAAGAGGAGACAGCCGCGGCAAAACAAAAGTATCATTTTTCAACCCCAACAGAGGAAAATATGAGAATCATTCTATACGATTACAAAACAGGGTCAGAAATCACAATCATAGGGATACTAAGATGAATTTACAGCTAGGTATGGTCCTCAGGACCCTAAAGAGAGTCAAAATGGGAGACAGATCTTTGAACCAGCCTGGAAGCTTTCATGTCCCGGCTGGATCTTATGTTGTCGTTTCTTCATGGCCCACCCGCTATGGAGATGTCGGAGCCAACCGGGATTATATCCTGGGGCAAGAGGTCACAGGTCTGAGAGATCCATTCTTCCGGGAGGGTTGGAAGACCCGTTATCCATACGACTTTGGTATCGTAGATCCAGAAGTCTGGGAGTTCGTACACCAATTGGAGGACGGGGAGCTGGCACTTCTTAGAAACGCTCCTCATGAGCAGAAATATGGAAAGGATCCCCACTTGTTTGACCCACGCAGCCGGAAGGTAATCAAATGTAAATGGGACGATAATTGTAACAAAATACCAGCCGGAACCACATCATGAAAATCATTCTTTACGATTACAAAACAGGCTCAGAAATCACAATCAAAAGCGGAAACCAAAAGCATTGGGAATTGCTGACACAGCAAGAGCAAGATTTGATCGTAACTTTGCTCAGTCACAATAATGCTGAACAATATGACGGGAAAAGCATCAAAATGGGAACGACTATTGCAACAGTGAGGATCGAACAATGAAAGACAAAGATATGATTGAGGTCTTCATGTGGGCTTTGGCTATGATGGTTTTGTTGCTGATATTTGGCATTTCAAGAATCTCAGATGCTTCTGGATATCAAGTGTTATGCGGTCCTGATAACTGCGATCAGGTCGAATAGAGAACCAGAAACAAGCTAAAGATCACTATCAGCCAGATCGCAACAATTTCAAGATCTGGCTGATTTTTCATTTTCTTGCTCTTCTAGCCATTCTTGTAAGATTTGACGAGCCTTCTTTGCAGCTGCTTCTTTGCTGTATTGAATCGTGATTTTCTCTTTGATGGTCCTGGCTCTGTCTTTTAGCCGGATCACATAGCTAAGATTAGACATTTTGTATATTTTCATATCTATATCAATATCAATATTTAAATCCTTATCCTTCATCTTTCATCTATCCTTTCCAGCCTAATCAAGATTTCCTGGAGGCTCCTTTGATACAAAGCCCGATCGGCTTCTTGCTGCTCAATCAATTTGTCAATTTGTAGCAGATGACGATCAACAACTTTTGGGACGTATGAACCTACAGCATAAATGATGGAAAGGCTCAGAATCAGAGCAGAAAAAGGACCCGTCATTAGCTCCACCCAGCTGCGCAATTCGCTGCTTTTATTTGCGGTATCTGAAGACATCGTAACAGTCCTCCAGAGGGTCTTGATCGGAGCAGGCTTCTAACATCTGTAGAGAGTTCAGAAGGTTAGCTATTTCTTCGCACTCCTGGCCGCTGGTTTTGCTGTCGATCCCCCTGGTTGTCATTCGGCAAAACATTTCTCTGCAAAGCCCTTCTCCATGCTTCTCTATATAAGCATCAGAACAAGGGACTTCCAGAAGGTCGGGCTCTGTCAGGTTCTTCTGTACTTCGATTTGCTCTATGATGGGCTGAACCGGATCAGAGACTGGGGCTCTGCTTTTGATTACAAGAACAGTTCCACCGATCCCTGCTATCAATCCCCCAACTAATGTATAAAGCCAAGTCATCTTTTCAACCTTTATCAGAGTACATACTAGATCCGCATTTTATACAGATCACATCTTCAGA